TCTTAGCTTTACCAGAAGTCATTGATTTACTTGCAGCCATACTTACATTTTTTAACAGCACCACCAGTTTTCATACCTCTTCCAAATCTTTTAGCACTCTCAGCCATTCTATTTCTAGAATTCATTGTACTAGTACTATCTTTAGTTTGTTTTGATCTTAAAGCTATTTTTTGTTGTGGAGTAATAGCTTTTTCTATAATTTTTCCTGCACTATCAACACGAAGTAAATCATTACCCTTTACACCAACTTCTTTTGAAGTTTTAACGCTTTTTTCATAAGGTTTTACAGTAGAACCAGTTTGTGCTTTCTTAATAGTAGCACCTTTCTTAGCTATTACACCACGTCCTTTAAGGATGTCTGCTTTAGTAATCTTTCCATCTTTATTAAGATCAGGAAATGATTTACCATTTTTAGCTCTTACACCTGATGCATTACCTTTATTAGTTTTTTCTATATCTTTATCAAATTTAGTTTTTTTAAATTCAACACGTTTTGTTGTAGTTTTAACTACAGGTTTTTTAGGTTGTAACATGATTTTATTTTTTAGATTATTAACAATTCCATTTTTTTAAAGCTAATGCTTTTCTTGTAGGTTTACCACTTGGTTTCTTCATAGGTCCTTTTACACCACCCATTCTAGCACAAAATGATTTTCTTCTATTAGCTGATTTACTTCCAGGTTTAAGTTTAGAAGGTTTAGTAGTTACAGCCATTTTCATATTTCCTCCTGTAGCTCTATTATATTTAGCTACGCCTTTAGAAGTTAAGCCTCCAGCTTTAGATTTTTCTCCTCTACCTATTGAGAGAGAGACACCTTTCTTGCTCATGATCTTTTAAATATTTAAAGTTATATTTATTACTTTTTCTCTTTCCTGAACAAAGCATACTTATAAATGAGTGACTTATACCATAAGCTAATTTTGCTTCGTTTAAACAAGAATAAATAATATTTGTATTTAAATCTATAACTTTTTTAGCTTGAGAATTATTACCTAAACTTTGTTTAGCACTCATTTTTTCTTTAGTAGATTCTTTGTGTTTCATTCCAAAGTTCCAATGTAATTCTCCAAAAGGTATATCTGTTCTTTTTAAAGCTGATTCTTTCATCAACTTTTTACTTTCTTCAGAATGTTTTTTTCCTTTCATTGGATGGTCATTAGTTAATCTCCAAATCCTAGTTTTTTCAACTATTTTTTCTATAGTTTCTTTTGTATGTTTTACAGATGAATCTCCTCCTTCTGTTCTATTATATCCATTTGGAACCATACAATTTAATTCTTTTATGAATTGTCTTTCTAGTAACTTTGCATCTTTTAAACTTAGATTTTCTTCTAAAATTAAGAACTCAAAATTTTCAAATCCATACTTTTTAATAGCTAAACAGAACACAACAGCTCTACTAGTAGTTTTTTTATGTTGATTATATCTTCTTTTTACATCACAAGTAATACCAACATATTTTTTATTGTTGATTTTGTTAGTAAAACAATATACAGAATAACATAAATCTTCTATTGCCATTACTTCTTAGCTTTAGATTTAATTTTCTTTTCTTGTTTTAACATAGCTGCTGTAGGTTTCTTTCCAGATCCTTTATTAGCTCTTATGTTATCCCATAATCCACGTTGTGATGTAGAACCATCTTTACGTTTAATCATGCCACCAGATTTCAATGTGCTTCCTTTAAATGGACCTTTCTTCTTAATAAGAGGACCATTTGGAACAGGAGTTATCTTACCACCTTTACGTAATACACCAGGGCCTACATAAGCTGTAGCGTTCTGTGGATTTAACTTAGACATTATTTCTTCTTATTAGATTTAGCAATCTTCTTGAAAGTTTTAGCAAGAGCTTTAGCCTTACCAGTACAACCAGGTTTAGTTATTGGTGTACATTTACCAGCAGTGCCACGCTTCTTAATAGAAGCTGAAACTTTCTGCATCCATTTGCCATCTTTAGCTATAGACCCACCATTTTTCATTTTCTTTTTATTTGGTTCTAAACTAGAATCAGACCAAGCTCTTTTTTTCAATGAAGCTTTTTGTTTACTAATAGTTTTACGCATTTTTACTGCTGCAGGACTATTAAATTGTTTTTGCTCAAGGGTAGTACCAGTTTGAGCTTTATGCATACCACCATTTCTATCAGGACGAAGATCAAAACCATACTTATCAGTTGTTTTTTTAGGTTTAGTTTTTTTAACTTCACGCTCTAAAAATGTAGGTTTATCGTAATCAGGATTGTCATATGGTTGCTCTTGCATATGTGTTTTCTTCCCATGAGCTATTTTTTCAGCTTCTGATGCACCAACATTTTTTAATTTTGTAGGAGCACTTTGAGATTTTTTTATAGAAAGTTTTAATTTAGGAGGAATAACAACCTTGTTAGCTGAAGTTGCAGCCTTAACTCCTTTTTTAATTAAAGAGCCAAGTTGAGCTTTCTTAATAGTAGCCATTATTTCTTAGAGATTTTCTTTCCAGCTTTAGCTGTCATCTTTGTAGCACCAAGTTGTTTGTCTTTCACAAGCTTAGCTTTACCTTTAGCACCAGCTAATGTTCTTTCTTGAACCTTTGTGAATGCTCCTTTAGGATCTACAGGACCAACTCTTTTTGTTGATGCTTTAAGTCCAGATAAAGACCCACCATTTTTCTTTTTAGGAGGTGACCATTTTTTAATTTTTGATATCTCTTCTTTTGTAGAAGGTTTGTATCCAGAATTTTTAATACTATTTTCACTTGGTGGTGTATACTTCTTAACTTTTGAAATTTCTTCAGAAGTAGAAGGCTTATACCCAGAATTTTTAATACTAGGTGTACCTTTTGCTTTCAATGCTTCTGGTAAGTTAGTACCAGATTGTGCTTTTTTAATCTTTGCCATAGCGTTTAAATGTTATATTAGGTTTAACGATTATATCTTTGTGAGTGTATTGCCACATCTCACCTGTGGTATTAATAATAATTGTATAGATGGTGTCTGTCTCATGACCATAATCAGTCACAAAAAGAATTATCCCATCTCCCTTGGGTGTTGTAACATCTATTCTATTCTTTGGTTCATATATTCCCATAAGGAAGTGCTTTTGTTCTTAATAAAACACCTGTTTTTCGTCACCCAACAGGTATGTTAATTATTCTGCTACTGGAGAAGCTTCTTCTACTTCTTTAACAACATCAGCTTCAACACCTGCTATCATTAATTTTTCGATCACTTCATTAGCCTGAACCATCAATTGAAAGCGTGCTGCTTCTTCTGATGATAGATAAGATCTAACCGTGTTAAGAATTAGACCAAATTGTTGTCCTGTTAATGTAAATGTGTCTTCAGGAGTCCATGTGTATCTCTTGTTAGGATCATACTGTGCCATAATGTAAATTATTTAATTGATTTATGTAACAAATGTATAACAAATTTGTTACACATCCAAATTTAATAAACTTTTGTTAATGTAAAGTTTCTTGAGGTTATTGAATTATTTGCACTAGCATCATCCCATTGAGCGGTAATTACAAGTGTATTACTGATAGTGGTATCGAATGTAGTGTTATTAACTGTACTTAATACATATCCTTCAAATTGAGTTCCTCCATTTCTAATATAAGAGAACAATCCTCCAGATGAAACAGATGCAGTGGTAGCTACTCCTAATGTTCTAATTGTAAAGTATAAATTTATTATCCAGTTTTTATTAGTTGCTGCAGCTAAATCAATTATTCCAGTATCTGCAAGAAGTACACCAGCTCCTGTTTTTATTCTAATATGCACTGTAGAGGAACTCGTACAAGAAAGTATACCATCTAACGCACATGTAAAAGAATCTCCAATAGAAAATGCATTTGCAGGAACAGTTAATGTACCAACTCCTGGTCCTATTATTGTTGTTTCTACTGCAGTGGCAGTTACAGGGGTTGAATCAGCTGTTTGAGCATATAAACCGTAAGATGCTGTAGCATTACTCACTCCTGAAGATCCACTAGTTCCACTTGTACCAGATGTTCCGCTTGTTCCAGAAGTACCTGATGAACCACTAGACCCACTAGACCCAGCTGTTCCACTAGTTCCTGTACTTCCTGATGTTCCACTAGTTCCACTAGTCCCAGAAGTACCAGTTGTTCCAGAAGTACCAGTTGTTCCACTAGTTCCAGAGCTACCTGATGTACCAGTTGTACCAGAAGTTCCATTTGTACCATTTCCTCCAGCTGCACCATTTAGATTTACTCCCCATACACTATATGTACCTGATCCAGTTACAACAGTAGGAGGCCCAATTACTAAAACACCTGTTAAAGGATTATAACTCACTACTTCACTTACTTGATGATTAGTAGAATTATATGATATAATGACATCTTGTGCCACTGAATAAGCTAATCCTGTACCAACTGTAAGAGTTGTACTCACTCCTAATTCAAAAGTTGTTGTAGATGTAGTTTGATATCTGTCTCCATTAAGTCCTGAAGTTCCACTTGTTCCACTTGTTCCATTTGTTCCTGATTGACTAGAGAATTGATCAAGGTTTAACCATCCTTTGTAACCATTACAAGGATTGCATGTTTCTTTCCAGAATCCTGGTTTTATAAATGTTGGCATATTAATTTAGATTTATTTCAAATGTTATTACACTTGATGTTTTAATACTCTTGCTCATGTCAAGTCTTATTCTGAACATGTTACAAAATTTAAGAATCTCTTATATAAGCATA